GATCTTATTAAAAATGAGGTTGCGGTACAGTTCGGGAAGGGCGAGGATAACAAGGCGGAGCAATTGCTTAGCCTTGCAGAGCAAGAAGGTTATGAGCCTACCCAAAAACAAAAGGTAGAACCCATGACATTGAAGGCTCTCTTTAGAGAGCGTATCGAGGCCGGCCTCGATATGCCCTCGGAATTCTTTAACACTTTTGTTAAAGATCAAACAAAAATAAGCCGGAAATCATGAACAAGGAGACAAGAAACATGACAGAGAAACAAGTAGCGAAGAAGCAAAACTCAAGCGTAGCTCTAGCGAGTATGTTTGAGGCAGATTCTAGTACCGGTTTGGACAACATGGGCGCAGAAGATTTAGCCCTACCATTCCTGAGAGTATTAGGACAACTATCACCCGAGATAAATAAACGGGATGCCAAGTATGTAGAAGGCGCTGAGGCAGGTATGATATTTAATACCGTGACTAAGGTGGCATATGATGGCGAGAAGGGACTAAACTTAATACCGTGTTATTACAAACGCGAGTATGTAGAATGGTCAGATAGAGGACAGGGCACATCTGCTCCTGTTGCTATCCACTCAGTAAATAGTGGTATCATTAAAGAAACTACTAGGGGTGCAGATTGGAAAGACAGATTACCAAATGGTAATTATCTTGAAAACACTGCATCGTACTATGTACTTACTGAGGATATGCAGACGGCATTGATATCTATGAAATCTACACAATTAAAAGTTAGTAGATCATGGAACTCAATGATGAACAGTATCAAACTTGAAGGCAAGAATGGTCTGTTTACTCCTGCATCATACAGTCACGTGTATAACTTAAAGACAGTAGAACAATCAAATGACAAGGGAACTTGGTATGGTTGGACTGTGTCTAAGGTTGGTCCTGTACAGGATAAAAATCTGTACGCGGCTGCTAAAAGTTTTGCGGAGTCATGTAAAAGTGGCGATGTGAAAACCAAGCATAGTGAAGGTGAGTCTAAGTCGGAAGACGAAGTACCATTTTAACTGTGAACAGGTACCGAGCTAATCCCCCCGGCTCGGTACCATTTAGGGAGGATAGCACATGGCAGGGAGCAGAACAAGTTATCATAGACAATATTATCGCAAGCAAGCGATGGATGATCTTAGGAACACAATTAAAAACCTAAGACAAGATATGAAAATATTTATGCAAAGTCCTGAAGGCATTGCATACAAAAAAAGAAAACAAAAAGAATACGCTGTAAAGTATCGAGAGAAGAACAAAGATAAGTTAAACAAATATCAGAAGGAGTATCATAAATTATATGGATAGATTTAAGCAGATATTTGAAGGCAACAACAGCGCATACGGACAATTAATTTTAACTGGTGAAACTACCGACAAAGGTAAAGCAGTTGGCAAAGCGTTTATAAAACGTGAACCAATACCGGATCAGCTATGGCAAGATCATCTTGACGGTAAAGATCCGGCTTTAGGGGTAATACCTATTAACGAAGATAACAACTGTCGTTGGGGTTGTATCGACGTTGACGAATATAATTTAGATCACAAAAAACTAGCGGCTTCTATCAAGTCCCATAAATTCCCACTGGTAATGTTTAGATCAAAATCTGGTGGTGCACATTTATTTTTATTCACAACAGAATTTATTATGGCATCTTTGATGCAATCAAAATTAAAGATGATGTCAGAAGCATTGGGTTTTGGTGGTAGTGAAATATTTCCAAAACAAACTGAGATACTAGTAGAACGTGGTGACACTGGTAACTTTTTAAACTTACCCTATCATGGTGGTGCAAGAGGTTTGCGTTATGCGTTTGATGATGAATGCAATGCAGCTAGTTTAGAATCATTCTATTCTATGTATGACACTGCAGTACAGACACCTGACCAGGTACAAGAACTAGTTGTTATTAAACAGGCAGAGGTTAAGAACGAAGCATTTGCAGACGGTCCACCGTGTTTAAATAAATTAGCTGATGAAGGTTTTGGTGAGGGCTCACGTAATAATGCATTGTTTAATGTTGCAGTATATCACAAGCAGGCCAATCCTGATACGTGGGAAGACAAAGTTATGGAGGATAATTCTAAATGGATGAATCCACCACTAGGTTTTCAAGAAGTAAAAGCATTGTTAGCATCCATAGGTAAACGTGGTTACGATAAATACAGATGTAAAGACCAGCCTATTTGTGGTGTGTGTAACGCTGCAAAATGTAGAACTAAAAAGTTTGGTGTAGGTTTTGAAGAGGAGCAAATGCCGGAACTAGATACGTTGACTAAGATTAATTCTAATCCACCACAATGGTTTTTAAATGTAGCAGGTAAAAGAATAGAACTAAAAACAGAACAACTACACAACCCCAATCTATTTGCCATAGCAGTATTAGATCAGGCCAATGTGGTATCACCAATACCAAAAGCTAAAGATTGGCGCGAGGTATATTTGACACCGTTAATGTTAAATTTACAAGAGATAGATCCATTAGAATCACTTAACCCAACTAACCAAATAGAAAACTTATTGTATGATTTCACAGTGCATAGAGCAAAAGCTAGAACTAAAGATGACATACTTAACAAAACTGCCTGGACTGATGAAGGGTTTTCTTATTTTAGAATGGAAGATTTTTATGCATTTGCCAAACGTAATAACTGGGAGTTAGATAAAACTAAAACTTATAATTTAATTACACAACTAGAAAATATTTTTGTTGCTGAGATTAGAATGGAATTAAAAAACCAAACACCACGTATTGTTAAAATAAATTCTATGAAAGATAACGGTGCAGAAGTTAGTCAAGTAACTTATCAGGAGTCACCTTTTTAATGAATTCAAAGAGTCAACTTAAAAATTTAATACATCCTTTTATTGAAGACATTAAAAGTTTTGGTAAAACAGATGTAACCTATGAAAGTTTTAAGATGTTTATTAAAAGAATTTTTGAGAAACATGTGTATGAGTTTGGAGACAGTGAAACTATTTGGCACATAGAAATTGCAGATTACGTAGATAGAGATTCTTGTGATGGTGAAGAAGCAGAGGGTATACAGTGTGATAGGAGGTTTAATACATTTTTTAAAGACGAAAAATTGTGGGAATATTATAAACCGACTAAGAAAGAAAATAAAATTGTACATAGGATTACTTTAACTCAAAGATTAGAAAGAAATAAACAATGAAAACAATAATATTAGGTCCACCAGGTACAGGTAAAACTACTACACTACTAACTTTAGTTGATGACTTTATGAAAGCTGGTGTCGATTCAAAACGTATTGGTTATTTTTCTTTTACACGCAAAGCAGCACACGAAGCATCTGGTCGTGCTGCAGAAAAATTTAATTTAGATCAGACTGAAGATTTAATTTATTTTAGAACACTACACTCATTAGCATTTAGATTGTTGGGTGTAAAAAAAGAACGTGTCATGAAGACAGAAGACTACCGCGAGTTTGGTTTAAAGGTTGGCATACCTATTAAGATGTCATTTCATTCTGAGAACGACGGTGTATTTAATTCTGACAACGAATATCTACGTTTAATCAACAAAGCACGCGTCACTGAGCGAGATTTGATGGACGTATACGACGATAACAGGCATACTGTAGACGTAGAACGTGACACATTATTCTTATTAAATCAAGAACTTAATCGTTTCAAAAAAGAAAAAGGTATGATAGATTATGACGACATGTTGGAAAACTTTATTGAGCAAAATGTATCACCATCTTTTGACGTACTATTTATTGATGAAGCACAGGACCTCTCACCTTTGCAATGGCGAATGGTCAGGGCTCTTTGGGCGAAAGCAGACAAAACCTACATTGCTGGGGATGATGATCAAGCTATATTTAAATGGGCTGGAGCTGATGTTGATTCTTTTATGGCACTTAAAGAAGAAGTAGATAAAATAAATACACTAAACCAATCGTATCGTATTCCTGGTGGACCGATACACGAACTGTCACAAAATATTATTCAACAAGTAAACAAGAGATACGAGAAAGATTATTTACCAAGAAAAGAAATAGGTAAGCTGCATCGTTATGCTGACATTTCACAAGTAGACATGTCACAAGGACAGTGGTTAGTATTATCGCAAGCACATCATTTTTTAGATCCAGTTATGGATTTATGTAAACAGCAAGGTTGGTATTTTTCTTATCGTAACAAACCATCAGTGAATAAAAATTTATTAGCAGCGATACACGGTTGGGAACAACTGCGTAAAGGTGAAGCTTTAAATGTAATACAAATAAAAAATATTTATTCTTATCTTGGTGACAATGTAACTAAAGGTTATCGCACAGCGAAAACTTTAGACATAGATTTAACGTATAATCTTGAGACATGCATCGCGGAACACGGATTGCAAACTGATAAACCTTGGCATGATTCATTTGCAGGGTTGAATACTAGCATGGAAATGTATATAAGAAACATGCTGGCGCAGAAAGAAAATATATTTAGAGAGCCACGCATCACACTATCAACTATACATGGAGCAAAAGGCGGGGAGGCTGACAATGTCTTACTATTTCCTGATATTACTAAATCTGCTTTGGATCATAATGATTTTGATGCAGACGAGTTGCACCGGCTGTTTTATGTAGCAGTCACTCGTGCAAAAAATGCACTATATATTCTAGAACCAAAAGACTACGAGAGGGCATATCTATTATGAGTGATTTACCAGACTTTGACGACAAAGGTTTTTTTAAAAAATTAGTAGACGAGGGTGTTGTTAACGACACAGTAAAGCTTAGTGATTTAAAAAAATTTGATGCGGTTAATTATCCATCACATTACAACCAGGGCGGCATACAATGTATTGACGCTATTGCTAGTATGCAGGGCAAAGGTTTTAAATATTATTTACAAGGCAGTGCGGTTAAATATATTTGGCGGCACGAACACAAAGGCAAACCTATCGAGGATCTAGACAAAGCTATTTGGTTTTTAAATAAACTAAAGGAACAGTATGAATAAACCACTACAGATGCCGATGTTCAGTCCGCAGACTGAGTGGGTGCCACCGTTAAGATTACCGGACTTAAAAGAATATTCTGAGATTGCGATTGACTTAGAAACACGAGATCCAAATCTAATGAGTATGGGCTCAGGCTCAGTGCGTGGTGACGGTGAAATTGTTGGTATAGCCGTGGCGGTCGAAGGCTGGTCCGGGTATTTCCCAATAGCGCATGAAGCCGGAGGGAACATGGACCGGGGCTTGGTATTAGATTGGTTCGAAGAAGTTTTACACACCGATGCTACCAAGATATTTCACAACGCCATGTATGATGTCTCCTGGATTAGATCACTAGGTTTCCAAATCCGTGGTGGCATTATTGACACCATGATTGCAGCAAGTTTAGTTAATGAGAACCGCTGGAGTTTTACTCTTGATTCTATTTCTAAAGAATTTATTGGCATGGGTAAGAACGAAAAAGTTTTAACTGATGCTGCCAAAGCCTGGGGTGTTAATCCTAAAGCGGAGATGTGGCGCTTACCGGCACCGTTGGTGGGTGAGTATGCTGAACGCGATGCAGAAGTGACACTAAAATTATGGCACGCATTACAACACGAAATTACCCAGCAAGATCTGTGGGACATATTTAATTTAGAAACTAATCTGTTTCCATGCCTGGTGGACATGAAGTTTAAAGGTGTTCGGGTAGACGTGGAGAAAGCTGCCGGACTCAGAAAACAATTAACTAAAACCGAAAAAGATTTACACCAAGATATAAAAAAATTAGTTGGCTTTGACGTGGAGATATGGGCGGCGTCATCAATACAAAAAGCATTTGACAATCAAAAGATACCATACGATAGAACCGAGAAGGGCGCACCAAGTTTTACGAAAAATTTTTTAGCGACACACCCAGCAGAACTACCGAAACTAATTAACGAAGCAAGAGAAATTAATAAAGCCAACACCACATTTATCGAAACGATTTTAAAACACGAACACAATGGCCGGATTCATTCGGACATTAATCAGATCCGGTCGGACGACGGGGGGACTGTAACCGGTCGTTTTAGTTACAGTAACCCCAACCTACAGCAAATACCAGCACGGCACAAGGAGCTCGGACCGTTGATTCGATCTCTATTTATACCGGAGCAAGGTCATAAGTGGGGTTGCTTTGATTACTCGCAACAAGAAC